CCCTGATGTTCTCAGCCGTTTCTTTTACGCCATCCCACAGCCCGCGCAGGACCGTAAGGAAGCGGTCTTTTATGCCTGTTGCAGCTGCGGTTATCTTCGGCCAGATCGCAGAACCTAATCCCGTTACGATGGAAAGCGCTATCTGCCCGATAGCAGATGCGATTTTCGGCAGATTGTCTATCAGTGCCTTAGCAAGCCGTCCGATAAGCTCAGCTCCTCTCTTCAACAGATCCGTGCCGGTCGTAGTTGCCCACGCCTGGACTTTTTCGGCCGTGAGTCCGTCCGCTGCGCTTGAGAGCCCGTCGGCCAACGTTTTGATACCTGTTATCAGCTTAGTTATAAGCATCGGTATCGCCTGAGTAACGAACGCTGCTATGACATCCGGAATGCCTTTGGCGACGTTTCCTATCATCGGGATCAGGTTATTAAATACAAACGTATTGATCGAGGACAGAAGCGTATTAAGCGCGGGTCTTACATCTTCACCTAATGCAAGCGACCCGAAGAAGTTTTTGCTCGCTGCCTTCATAGCGCCTAACGAACCACTGAAGGTTTGTGCTGCTTCTTCTGCAGCGACTCCTGTGAGCCCTAAATCGCCCTGTATAACGTGGATAGCCTCGTAAACGTCTCCTAAGTTGTCGATGTTGTATTCGACGCCTGTGAGCGCTTGTGCGTCCCTCAAGAGCCTTTCCATTTCGGTCTTAGTTCCACCATAGCCGAGCTTCAGGTTATCAAGCATCGTGTAGTTCTGCTTTGCAAAGCCCTGGTATGCGTTCTGTATGGATTCGAGCGGAGTGCCCATCTTCGCAGCGTTATCGGTCATATCCAGTATGGCCGTGTTTGCTGCTTCCATCGCCTTAGTAGTATCACCGCCGTACGCCTGTTTCAAAGCAGCGCCAAACGAAACGGCCTGCTCTGAATAGTCGTTCATACTGATACCGGCCTTCGCTGCTTCCTTTGCATATTTTCTTACGCCGTCAGCTGCTTCACCGTATAAGGTATCAACACCTCCCAGGTATGACTGTTGGAGTTTCGCTCCCTCACCCAGTGATGCCTTTAAGCCTGTTACCAGTGCGGTCCCGATACCGGCTGCAGCGATCGCCTTTTTAGCGAACGACGCAATACTGGCACCGGCTGACGTTCCGGCTGACTTTGCTTCGCCCCCGAGTACGTTTGAGATGGACCCTTTTATGCCTCGCGCGGATGGCACTATCTGAACATATGCCGTTCCGAGCGTTGTTCCTGTTGTTCCTGGCATTATGTTTCACCTCTTGCTTTTGCGAGTGCCCTCATAAGCTCATCGGGAGTATTGAAGGCCTTCGCACCTTTTCTTTTAGTTTGTTGCTGTTCCTCACCCAGCAGGATCTTGACGAGCTGTGGCGGTCTCTCTGTGTTTTTATCTGATGAGAACGTGTACCGCAGCGCATCGATTCGGTCCGATATGCCGGCGAGGAGTATAGTATCTTGAGCAACAGGTACGCCCATTGCTCTGAGTTTTATTCTTGATGTGTCCCTCAGCCCAGCAGCTAAAGTCGCCACCGTCCGAAGCGGAAGCGACTTATAGTCATATATGGAATAAGTCTCGGCAAGGTCGCAGATCAGTGCGTCCTCGTCGAGACCTATCATGCTGGAGAGGGTTCTGAGTTTTTTAGTGAGTTGACGGACTCCATGAGCTCAGTTATAGCCGACACCATGTCATCGAGATGGGTGATTCCGTCTACCTCTAAATGCTTCGCAAGTCTTTCGACCTCTTCTTCACCGCCGAGCAATATCTCCGCTGCGTCTACGATCATGCCGCTTTCGCCCTTGTCGATCTTGCGGAGCACGGTCAGGAAGTTCCAGTCATTGGCAACGCTGTCGCTTATCTGCACCTCATATCCGTCTTTTAGCTTTGCTAACATTTCTCCTTACCCTCCTCGTTCAGTTAAGCCTAAGCCTTAATGATGTACTCGTGGTGAGTATCTCCTCCGTCGTCAGGTGTAGCGGTGATGGTGATTCCATATCCGACTGCATCCGTGTCTGTATAGGAGATATCTTCGAGCTCTGTGATTGTGCCGTGAGGAACTACGATTCTCTTGAGAGCTCCGTCCCTCATGATCATGTCAACTACCCACACGCCTTCCTCGGGCTGGTCTGTTCCGACGTCTACCGTGATACCGCTTGTGAGCGTTCCGGAGACCTTTTCGGAACCGTATACAGCCTTGAGCACTTCGACGTTGAGTGACTCAATAAGAGTCAGCTGGAATGTGTCTTCCCTGTCTTCCTGAATAGGCAGAACGACGTTGCCACCCCATGCCTTGATATTGGTCACGGAAGGGCTGTTGCTGTTGACAAGTCCGTCCTCACTGCAATATCCGAGAGCCTTGAATGCTTCCGGCAGTGCTGAAGTCGCGTCTGTAGGCGCTGCGGTTCCTTTTACGGCTCTGAATACAGCACCGGAGATCTTCGGCTTGCCTGCACTTACATTTCCTGCGTTATTTGCCATTTAGTTTCCTCCTAAGTAGTGAGTTATTTCATATACGGCCTGCCAGCGGTACTGCTTCGTAGCCGTATTGGTAAAATTGTAATCAGTTTCGAGTTTTACTCGTGATACTTCGTCCTCTTCGACAAAGCCGAGCATTACGGCCTTGACTCGTTCGTTCAGCCTTATAGCCTCCTCAAGTGAAGCGCCGTATGACTGAACCGCTACGGTCGCGGTCGTTATGTGGTTCCTGTTGCTGCTTCCGGTCTGATCTAAAAGCACATATCCGGAAACGGCCTCAGGTGCTTCGACCCCTACGTAAACATCAAGGTGCTCCGTAAGGTATTCGATTAGTTTGAATAGGATCATGCTCCGCCTCCTCGTGCTTTCAGGAGCGTGTTGTGCTCAAGGTTGTCCTTTTTCGCCTTATACGTATCAGTGTAGACCGAAGCATTTACACGGCTCTTCCCGACGTACTGAGATACCTCATATCCGTCGCCGGCTCTGCTCCGGATCTGCCTGGCGTATTCCGTAACGACGTCCATCATATCGCTTGACTTCATCAGCTCACGGACGCCCACCCTGTTCAGCTTGAAATTAACCTTGTTCATATCGCTCCACCCTGACCTTTTTATTCCAGCTAAGTGGGATCAGTGCCTCGATGCCCTCTTCAGGTATGCCGATGATCCTCCAGTCTTCTCCGAAGAACGTCACCTTTTTGCCTGCGGACCAGTCGTGAGCATCTCTTTTAGGAATGCCCAACTGATACACCGCTTTGCGTCCTGTCAGCGTATACATCTGCAGGACCTCCTCGGTCGACATTGGAGCTACAAGCACATTATCGACTGATACCGGGACTTCTTCGTATATGGGAGCGTTGAGATTATCAGTACCTGTTATGACCCTGTCGTAGAGGGTGACTGTAATACCCTTAAGCATTGAAATCCCCTCCCAAATCGGGCACGAGAGCCTCTACGGGGCTATATGATCCGATGCTATCGCCCAGACCGAGCAGTTTCCTCTCGAGCTTCCCGATATAGAGCTCACCGACTGAGCCCGAAGACCCGACGGACCAGCTCTGCGAGTAGCCGAGAGCTGACATACTGCCCTGAACTGCGCCGATAGGAGCTGAGTTCTCAGTGTCTCCGCTTCCGATCGCTCTGATAACCATGCGGACCGATACGACGCGCTTGACGTCACTTCCCGCTGTATTGTTGTAGGCGTCTATGATGACCGCAGCATCGTCCAGTAAGTTCGAACAGGTTTCGCGCTCATCACCGCTCATAAGCCTGGTCACTCTTGCCTGAACATCGTCTACTGTTGCGTATGCCATCTAATCACCTCATTTCTTTGTCGTCTTCTTTTTGGCCTTCGGTTTTTCTTCTGCGGGCTTTTCTGTAGGTTCGACGGCCAGCTTATGGCCAGCCGTCTTATATTCTTCTACTCGATCGTCCGCGACCCACATTTCAATCCCGTAGGCCTTGTTGATCATTTTGACCATTAAGCTACGGTCAGCTTGTTGAAGCAGGTTACGTCAGCGCGGAATCCGACTTCGATCTCTGCTCTTACTGCGAACATGTTCTGCTGGAACAGGTTAATTGTGGTGTCTCCGGATGTAAGAGTAGCATCAGCAGAGTAGTCGATCTTGATGCCTTCTACTGTGCCATACATAGCCTGAGTCCAGTCACCAGCTACGCCGACTGTGTTAGGAGTTCCTGCAACGTATGCGCCCTTTGTGAGAACTGTCTTTGCACCGAGTACCATAGGAACCGCTCCCTCTGATACGTTGTTGATGAAGAGAGGTCTCTTGTTGTCGTCCACTGCTCCGAGGAGTGTGCTCTTGCCCTGAGGTGAAAGAGCGATGCCGTTCATGATGCCACCGTGAGCTGCGATGTCAGCATCTGCTGCAACGAGTCCTGCATAGGTGTCTGTTCCGATAGCCTGAGCTGTTGCGGAAGCGAATGTATCGAAGTTAGATCCGGGAGCTGTGCCTGCGCCGAATACGGTTGCGTCGAACTTCTGAGCGAGAGCCCTGGGAAGTCTTCTCACAAGCTCGTCATAGAGAGCAGCTGCGTCTCTTCTGAACTCGTTGGAGAACGGAACGATAACAGCGAGCTTGTATGCGCTCATAAGTTTGCTGGAGAGTCCGGGATTGGAAACTGTCTTTGCTCCAGTTTCTGCAACCCATGCTGCTTCAGGATCTGCGGTGATAACGGGGATCTCAACTCCTCTGCCGGGGAGCTCGATCTGTCTTGCGAGCTGCATAACAGCGGATTCTGTCTGCATCTTTGCGAGGATTTCTCTTCCCATCTCTGCGGGAAGTGTGATGTTTGTTCTGTTAGTAGGTGTTCCTGCCATGATATTTGTCCTTTCTTTTAAACAGTTTCGTTAAACCATTCCGCAAACTTCTCGCGGGTGGTTTTCTTTGCTTCTCCGATAGGATCTCCACCATCAGGGATGACTGGGTATCCGTTCGGTTCTCTCTGCTGTGACCACGTAAGCATCGCCTGAGCCTGTGCCTCGCATTCTTCCTGAGTGGATGCTGTCAGCAGGCTTGCGGGTACTCCCGTAGCCGTAGCGACCTCTTCACGCATGGATCTGATAGACGCCTCTGTTTTGATTGCGTCCAGTTCGGCCTGTAAGCGGTCAGCCTTCTCCGTGGCCTTTTGGAGTTCGGACTTGCCTGCTTCGACCTGTTCATCGAACTTCT